CGCAAATACGCATAAGACGTATTGTTTGCGCCGGCCCATTCTGCTTCATGACCTTCATATTGCCCTTCTGCCATGATCCATTTAGCCCTTGGTGCTAGGGCAACGGATTCAGTCATGGATGTTTGCCAAAAGTTATACATACGTTGTGGGTCTTTAGCCATGCGAACCAGGCCAAACTTTTTACGTTTGTTATCCACTACGCATTGCTGGCCATAAGTTGGCACAACTGGAATATATTTACCAGCCCATGTGCCTTCTTCTAGCACTTCCATTGCGGTAACTTTGCACCATTTAATTTGCTTTTTAAATGTTTTACGGCGGCTTACTTCATAAATGCCGGCAATATCCAACACTTCAGCACTTGGCAATTCATCTTCATAAGACGTTGTGCCATCAGATAACAGAACTAAATGGGTGCTGATAATACGGGTATAGAAGTATTCAGCAATGCGAATATCGTGTTTTGTTACCCATTCTGTATTGCTATCACCAGTACCACGTGCGGAAAAACTACCACCATCATCTGCATTAGGGTACATTTTTCTAAAGTTTTCTTTAGCCATGACCACGGTAATAAGGCATTTTTCAGCATCAGAACCATCCGGTGCTACTGAATTGGGGTCAAAGTAAACGGTAAATGGATTGTCAATGGGCTTAATGTAAATTTCTTGATCAAAACTATCGGGTCGTACATAGTCAGTAGTAACACGCCAATAACCCCAACCCATCCTAACGGCGAAATCAAAAGCCGTGTCATAAGCATGGTCAGCATTGGAATTAACTTCAACGTGGCGGCATATTCCAGTAATAATTTCAGCCATCTTGGCATCAGTTTCATTATTCATCCCCTGGCACTTAATACGTGGACGTTGCTGGCGTTGCTGATTGGTTATTTGACGTACATACGCATCAACTTTATTGATGGTCAAGCAAGGCCTAGCTTCTAGGGTGCGGCTATTTTGAATTTCTACTGGCCATTGATCACCAGCGGCAAACTTTACGTCATCTAGGGCTTCTGCCCTGTTTGTAGTGTCTGCTTCGGCCGCCTGACGTAAGAATTCAATTGCTTCGGTAATCCGGGCATCCCCGTCTGTATCACCGTAATATTTCTTTTCTTCGTAGTAATCAGCCATTATTTATCCCATCCAGCCTACCGGTGCCCTATAAGACTTTTGTATTGGGGCTTTTTTCGGCTCGTTAATCATTAATCCTATGTACCGAAACGCATCGGCCCCGTGTGAATATTCGTCATGTAACGGCTTTGGACTGAACATTTTCGTATCGGGATCAACGTCATACCGGTAATGTCTTAAACATTGTAAGCCTTCTTCAGTATTTTGCCTATCAAAATAGCATTTACTGAAGATTGTCCTGGCCGCATTAATACTGTCATTTACTGGTACCCGGTCAAGGATTTGTACCTTCATGCCGGTGGCCCTTACTATTTCTTCAATGGATTTACCGGTGCCCAATGATTTTGCTTTTGCATCATGCGGTAGCCATATCGTGTCATATACATAACCAAACGATTGAAGCTTGGCCATGTAGTAACTCATGGTTTGCTGGCTATCTTCAAAATAGCGTATTAATCTAGTTTCCTGGCCTACAAATTGCAATAGCCAAACGGCAGTTTGATCGGCCCATCCCAAATCGAAAATTGCATGAACGGGCTTGCTTGCATCATATGGCACATTACATATGCGGCCTTCTAATTCAGCCATAGTGACTTCTTTAGCAAATATGGCACCATTAACCGTCTGACGTGGAATTCCTTCCCATACGTTGTTATAGGCTTCTATATCCCTACCTTGCAATGCACGGCGTTCTAAATCCAATACTTCAGGAAACCAAGGGTTATCTGACCAGTTGATCTTCTGAACTACTGCACCTTCCGGTGGATTTATAACAAATCGCTTCCAAGTTTCATCAGTTGGAAGTTCAGGATTAAAGCTAATCCATATTTCAGAATCCGCTTTACGAATGGTTGGCACCAGGACGTTCCAGCTATTAGGGCTTACAGATTGGGCTTCTTCTACCCAGCAAATATCAATACCTTCAATGGATTTGACGTTATTAGTATTGTTTTTTACGCCTACAAATATGAATTCAGTACCGTTTATGCCACGAATGGTACGTTCTGTGATTTCGTAATGGGCTTCTATTTCTAGGTTATAGATTTGATCACATAGCAATTTATGGACCGAATCTTTAATACTGGTTTGGTATTCACGGGCGCAAAGTACCCGTATTGGGGTTTCGCATCCTTTTAAAAGTAATGCCCTGGCTATATTCCAAGACTTGGAACCACCACGTCCACCATAAAGAACCCTGTAACGTGCTTTGGCTGGCTCAAATAAACACTTTAACTTTGCCGGGAACCGGGCATTAGCTTTCGCTTGTTGGATTGTTGCCATTGTTTGCTTCTAAAAATTCCAACGTAAATCCTGTTTTTAATGGTGCGCCACCTGGACCGCTGATTTCTTGCTTTACCCGTTCAGAATACTTACCAGGGAATCGTGCCGCCATTGAACGTGACCATAAACTAGGGTTTAATCGTTCCCCATCCTTGTATTCAAGCATATGGGATTGGGCTTGATCTTCCCACCATGCTTGGCTTAAAGCTTGGGCATCTTCCAAGGCATGACAAAATTCTTCATGGGAATCACGCCAACGGCATAAAGTTCTATATGAAACATTGAGTTGCGCTGACATTTGTTCAAAAGATTTACCCAGCATACCCAATTCAATGACCTTATTGCAATAGATAGGATCATATTCAGTTGGACGGCCTACTGGGTTCTTTTGTTCTTCACTCATTTAATGTTGAATCGCTATTGGCTTCTGCCGCATCTACATCAGCTTGGGTTGTTGGGCTTTCCTCTACTGCATATACGCCATTGGTTAGTTCAGTTGGAACTCCAGGCTGGCTTACCAAGGCGTTAATATCCGCTTCCAGTTCACTTGTTGTTTGTGGAATAGGGTATGGCATATATACGTTTGGCGTAGTCATTATGCGACTTCCTGTTCTTCGGCTTTTTTGACAATTGTAATGTCATCAGGGTTTACTTGGGGTTGCTGGGCCAAAAACTGTTCATTAGCAATAGCCAAGAACTTGTTATGCAATGCTTCTACTACTTCCATTGGAAGCTTTTTAAGGGCCGCTAATACTACCTGGGCTTCTTGAATGGTCATATCGCCAAAATTGATATTCATGTTTATTTCCTTTTAGGTTTAGTTGTCTTTGCCGCTTCACGCTTTTCGCTATAAGCAATTGCTACTGCCTGTTTAACTGAACGTCCGGCTTTGACTTCTGCTGATACGTTGGATTTAAACGCTTCCTTACTTGTGCTTTTTTTCAATGGCATAGCAGTCTTTCGTGTTGTGGCCTTTTTAACTTGGGGCCGGGGTTTTGGTTTTTCAATAAGAAATGATGGAACCGCTGGCTCAAATACGTTGATCATCCATTCAATTAGTCGTTTCAGCATTTTCAGGCTCCGTTACAAAGCATACGTCTTGCCATGACATTATCAGATAACGTTCATCGTTAGTAAAGTATTCTTGATATTTTAGGTATTCTTCGCCGCCCATAGTGCCAAATCTGACGTATTGGCCTACTTCTACTGGCATAGCTTCCCGGCGGCCATTGACCTTCTTACCTGGTCCTACGGCTACTACCGTACCCATGTTGTCCACTTCTTTGTTATCAACAATGATGATGGAACTTAAAATGCGTTTATCCGGGCGAACAACTATTTTGTCACCCATAGGTTTTAATATAAAATCTGTATCAGCCATTGCAACTACTCCGATTGGTTGTATTTGGTTAGAAAGGCCCTAGTTTACCTTCACGTGCTAGGGCTTTTCGCTTTAATCTTCTGATTGGTAATTATTGCCAAACTTAAACGGAACACCAACATCATCAATACTGCTTTTTAATAAAGTAGCATCTGCGCCTGGTGTTAACGTTTTAGACTGGGATTTAGCGGTAACGGCATCTTTATAAAGCTTGTTTTTTGCCCGTGCTTCATCCAATTTCAACATTTCACCCAAATCCATAGTGGATTTTTTTGGGTTTAAATCAACGTTGAATTCAGCCATGATTAATCGTCTTTATCTTCAGATTTTTAAGCATCACGTTTATGTGTATAGCAAACACCAGCAGTACGGCCAGTATTGAATAAACCGTCTTTACCGGTCATATCTTCTTTGCCCATTGCTACGCCGCCAACAATTTTACCCATGCGTTCACCAGTAGCATCAGATGAATCTACGCCTTTAGGTGAAGTTGCGCCTGTTACTGACGGTACGCCTTTTCCTGAATCCATTTTGCCCATGTTAAGTTCTCCTATGTGATGGGGAATTACAAACTACATTTTC